CTACGGCTTTTCTTCTTCCAGCACAAGTTCGGTATCCACAACACCCCTGTCGGTAGAAGCGGACAGTCTGAAACGCTCGCCTTTCCAGTCGAATTCAGGCTTGAGCGTCAGTTCCAGCGACTTCCCCGGCAGCATATAAGCATGGACCCGATTCTTGTCGATGATCTGACGGTGACCGCCCGACTCCATCAGTTTGAGGTCAGTCAGGTGAATATGGAAATTTCCCTCGTTGGACACCTTGAGCTTGATCATCCCGGCCGGGGTGAGGCTGGCCTGCCAGCGAAGCCGGGGACTGAGCGCGGAGGTGGGGTTCACAAACACCGGCACACTAAAGCGCGCTGAGATATTTATATTGAAATAAGCGCGATATTTGGTTCAGAAAAACATTTCGTGCCACGCAACGAAATTGCGCAACGAAAAACATCTACCGGCACCTGCTCCACTTTTTGAGCCGATCCGGTAGTGATCCGCAAAAACGTAACTTCAGCCTGTTGGCAGTGGTCTCGGTCAAACCAAAACAAGTGGTCGATCATCGGGCGCAGCACCAAGCCCAGCAGTTTGCCGTCGGTCTCAGGCTCCCAGGCCACGGAGCTGATGGTCTCACCGACCCGACAATTTCCAAGCGTCAGCATCGCCAGCACAAAGCAGTCAAACGTATAGAGGACGGTCAGCATGCGGCTCATAGCGCTGCCGCAGCCACAAACAAGTCATCAAGCTGCGTCTCGGTCAAACCCAGCTCTGTGCCCATCATTGGCACCAAGCCGCTGCTGCGCTGCACCACCGCCGCATACTCCCACTCAATCAACGCGGCGCTCTTTTGCGGCTCTGGCAGGGCGGCAATGGCGGCTTCGACCCCGGCCAGCAGACCCGCGCCCAGCAATGCAAGCCTGGCCTGGCGCATGGTCACAGACTGCGGTACCTGCGGTGGCAGCGCCGAAGGGGCAACGTAAGCAGCTATGGCGCCAAACTCTCCAGCGGTCGCGCGGGTAAACAGCTCGCGGCCATGCGCTTCAATGTCTGTTGGCGAAGCGGCAAACGGAAGCTCAGTATCAAACTCGGCAAACTTGACCACAAGGTCAACCAGGGTGCCGTCAGCGTTCAGGTATTTTGGTGTGTGTGCATATTGCATTTGCATTTTGTTTTCCTTTTAGGCGACACGGAGCCACAGAGAAGCATACCCATATGGGGGCTGTCCCGAACCTTCTGCGGTAATAATCGTCCAGGCTGCAGATAGGCATCGCCAGCTACCTGCGGGCAGAGAACGATAAGTTGTTGACGCATACGTCCCACCAACAGAAAATGCCCCCCCACCGAGACCGCTGCATTCCTGTCCTGCGACGTGAAATGCACCAACAACGCCGTTTGTCATTCCGACATTAGCCGCCAGCACCTGTTCCGTTGTAGGCGTCGTGCTCACTACTTGCCACGTCTTGTCGCCGCGAAGGAATGTGGTGTTGTTGGCGGTGCCGGTGCCCAGCTTGGCTGTGCTCACAGGCACCAGCACGTCACCATCTTTCCGCTGGTAAAACCGCACCACCCAGTTGCCGCCCCCAAGCGAGCAGGCCGCCAGACAATCCCCTGCGGCCGCAGTGATACTGACATTACCTGGCAAGATCAAACTGGTGGCGTTGTGGGTCACCACTGGCGTGCCGCTAAAGCGCACAAACCGCACCAGCCCGGCCGCAGCCGTGCCAAAGCTGGTGATGGTGGTATTGCCCGTCACCAGCACATTGCTGCTCGCCGCTGAGCCAATGTTGGTGGTAGCCGCAGCCACCACGATCGCCTCGGCCACGTCGGTGGTCACCCCCAGCGCCACCCGGGCGTCTGCTGCGGTGCCCGTGGCCCCGAACAGTCCGTTCAAAAAGTCCCGCAACCCGGCCATCGCGGTCTTGAAGCCGCCCTCGGTTACGCCGCCGCCGGTAAAGTCTGCACTGGGTGGTAAAGCTGCCATATCAATATCTCCACATCAAATTTGTCGTGCTGGCGTTCCACATCAGGGCCGTGTCCACCGCGCCCCACATGTAGTCCGCCGCCAGCCCGTAATAAACCTGCGCCCATGGTCCCTTGGCAATGCCCACCGCCGCCACCCGCACAATGGTGGCTGAGCCGTAAAGCGCGGTCGCCGTAAAGTTGCTGGTGCTGGTCTCGCCCGTGCGCGTCCACTCAATACCGTCGCTGCTTTGCTCGACCAGGTAGTAGTCAGCCCACGCACTGGGCTGCCACGTCAGCAGCATGCGCTCGGGCGCTGCGGGCATTGACCTGGCAGACAAGCCACTCACCACCGGCGCATTGGTGTAGCCCGCCAACTGGCTGGTTTGGCGCGTGGGGGTTATCTCACCCACCTCAGCCGAGTGCACGTTATCGTCTTCGTTCACGCACTCCAGCTCTACCAGGTGCAGCCCACGCGGGCGCACCGCCAGCACCCGTGCCAATTGACGCCAGGTATCGGCCCAGCCAAAGCTGTAATGCGTGCGTTCTTCGGCACCGCCGGTGTAAATGGCAAAGGTGGGCGCGCTGCCCAGCACCACCTCATTTGCCGTGGTGCCCGCCGTGACCACAAACGGCCCCTCCATACTGCCGTCACGCCGGCGCAAGCCAATGTAATGCGTGCCCGCGCCCCACTGGGGCGGCTCAGACAAGGTGAGCGTGCGGGTGCCCGAGTTAAACGCCAACACCTCCCCGCCCTGTCCCCAGGCGGGCATATCGTGCTGCAACGCCACCAGGTCGCCAAAGCTGGGGATGAACCCTTCCATCTCGGTGGTGAACTTGATGATCTTGCGCCGATAGCGGTTGGCCGCTGCCTGGTACATGCCCTCGCGGAAAGCATGGTCACGCCCGGTCACCCCAAACAGGTCGATCCGGGCGGGCTTGGCCGCCGTACTGCCCGGTAACTTGGCCTGCACCCGCAGCGGCGCCCAGTTGGTACTGTCAAAATAGCCCACGTTGATGGCATCGGCCGTGTCTGCGGTTGGCATCAGGTAGTTGACGCTGAAACTGCCCTTGACCATGTTGCGCATGCCAAACAGCGCCACCGGCACCGTGGCCGCCTGGTCGCGCACCACGCGCAGCACACCGGCCTGCATGTACACCTTGGCCCGGCCCGCACCGGCAATCTTGCTGGCGGCCTCCCAAAAGCTCAAAAAGTTGTCAAACCGCGCGTCGAAATAATCGTTGCGCACCGCCCATGTGGCGTCCAGCGCCAACAGCGCCGCCAGGTCGATCTGCGTGTCAGCCAGGCCGACTTGCTTGGCCGCGTAAGCCAGCGCCCAGGCCGGGCTGCGGGTAGCGGTGTTGGCGCTCCAGGTGCTGCCGCTGTAGACCGGTACCTTGCGTGTGGCAATCACATTGATCTTGCGGCTGGCCTGCTGGCTCAGGTTGCTACTGGCACGCATGCGCACCGCCAGCAAGGTGGTGTCACCAAACGTGCGGCTGTCCTGCAAGTACGAGCGCAGGCCACCCCACACCACATCGTGGCCATAGCTGCTGTCCGTTTGCTTGGTGTCGATGCGCACCACCTTCACCTGGTAGCGCCCGGGCGTCACTGCGTAGCGAAAGCTCTTGCGCTGCGGGGTGGTGGTGGCCGCACTCACCACCTCGGTACCCAGGTCAAACCACGCACCTATAGCCGTGCCCACGGCGTTGATCGCCTGCGCCTGCGCCCGTACGGTAATACTGACCGTCTCCAGCGCGCCCGTGCTGCCATTCACATGGTAGATGCCCCGGGGGTACACATAATCAATACCCAGGTAATTGGCTTGCGTATCTGCCGCTGCCGCCACAAACGGCCCCAACTCTGTCGCCGTAATATCTTGCCCGCCAATTTCAACGCTACTGATCACATTGGCCGGAAACAAACTCAAGGCCCCGCCAGGTGCAATGACCTCATAGGTAATCTCTTCAAAGTTGGCAATCGGCGTGTCCTCGATGCGAATCTGCTCAATCTCATATTCGCCCCGGCCAATACACAGCAGGGTGTACAAAAACTGCTCATTGCCCGCGTACTCGGCATACGGCTGCGCCGCGTAGTCCGGGTAAGCCAGCATGCGGCCAAAATGCTCAGGGATAGCGGCCTCAAGGCGGGCACTGTTGCCCTGGGCCTGCAAGCTATAGGTGGGGCTGGGTGCTGCCAGAGCGGCGGCTTGCTGCGGGCTGGTCGGCTTGGGTGGCGGCGCAATGGCGTTGACCAGGGCCATACCGGCCATCGTGACGGCCATGTTGGCCAGACCCACACCAAAACTGCCCACGGCAGCAGCACCGTTGATACCCAACATGGCGCCGCCAAGACCTGCCGTGAAATACATCACCCCCAGCGTCAAAATCATGCGCATCGGGTCTGACCCCCCACCGCCGCCACCCTGCGGTAGCGCCCGAACGTCCACGAACGCGAGGCTTTGCCCGTCTTCCAGCACCAGTTCCCAGTCTGCCCGCAGCATCGGCGCACCATCCACAAAAGCAATGTACGGCGTATCCCACGCCGGTGCCAGCGCCGCAATCGGCCCACACGGCACCAGCTGGCGCACGCAGGCCTGCGGCACCAGTGCATGCTTCAGGTAAGACACCTGCATCTGGCTCATGGCGCGTGCCTGAACAATTCGCGCCGCCCAAAGCCGCTCACAGGCCAGGCGCTGTCACTGGTAAACACCACGCCCGCACCCCGCACGCAGTGCAGCACGCCGCCGCCATCCACGTCCAGCCACACCCCAATATGCATGGGCCGGTGGACAATGGCAGCACAACCATGCGCAGGCTTTTCAATGCGCAGCCAGCGTTGCCGCTCAGGGTGTGTGCTCATCAGGTCTGCCAGCGCGGTGGCGTCGTCGTAGTCCGGTGCAATCACCTGCGGCACCGCCACCCCAAAATGGCGGCGTTGAATGTGGCGAAAGAACGCCATGCAATCAAACGCCTCCGGCCCCTGCGCCCCCGCCTGCCACGGCGTGCCAATGTACTGGGCAAAATTACTCATGGCACCAACCCGGCAAACGTCTGCGCATCGTACTCAAGGGTCGGAAAGCGCCGGTTGGCCAGGTCCGGGAACCCTGCCGTTGCCGTCACCTTGAACACATCGGCTGTCACACTCATCACCGTCAGCACCAGCGGCGGATCATTCTGCGGCGCCGTCAGGTCGCTGCTCAAAAACTCGCGGTAAATCACCTGCACCAGATCCGTGGTGCCCATGGCCGCTTCAATGTTGGCCACAATCACCCGGTCCACGTTGTCAATCTCGATCGTTACCTGCGGCACCCCGTTGGGCGACACCTCAGGCTTGGTAAAGTTAAAGGCAAACGCTGCAAACAGCACCGCCGCACCCGGGTCACGCGGTGCCGTGGCCTCCAGCGTGGCCGTCAGCGCCGCATGGTCGCGCACCACCCGTATCGGCGCGCTAAACGCCGGGTGCCACAGCTCCAGCGTGTGGTAGATCACCACATTCACCGGGGCGCTGGCATAGGCTTCCTTGAGGGCCTGGCTCAGGGTGGTATCGGGCATTTAGCGCAGCTCCCACTCGGCGCTGACATCCCAGTTGTAGCCGCTCAGCAGCGTGGCCTTGAACGGCGCCATAAAGCGCGCATCCAGCGTCACCGCAGCACCCCCGTTCACCGGCAAATCCACCGCAAACCAAGCCGCTCCCCCGGCAATACCCGTGGTGGCGTCGTCAAACCAGGCGCGCAGGGTGGCAAACTGCGCCGCCGTCAGGCGCAGCGCCACCGTGACCCGGTCATTACGCGCGCTAGAGCGCCTGCGCACCCGGGCGGCGCCACCTTCCATGTCGGTGCGCACCGTCTGGTCCTGCGGGTTCAGGCCAAAGTTGGCCGTGGGCTGCGGCAGGGTGCTGGGCCAGGTAGCCATATCAGTACGCCCCCGCCACGCGGTTCAGACCATACGTCTGATTCATGGCCGCAGGCACTGCACCAGCGCCACGGCTGATGTCGACCGCAATGGCGCTCTTCACTTTTTCCACAAACACGTCCAGAATATCCACGCCGTTCTCAGTGCGGCGGCTTTGCGTGCCGCCTTGGCCTGGTGCCTCAATGATGTTCACCACCACGCTGTTGCTGGTGCCCGCCTGAGCTGGGCCGGCTGAGAAAGCCTGTACCCCAAGCGCACCGCCCGGCCCACGCCTGAGCGGCATGATGGCCTCTGGCCCGGCCTCGCCCATCAGCCCGGCTTTAAAGCCACCACCGCTGGCAAATTTGAACGGTGTGGGGCGGCTAACCACCTGGTTTGTAAACGCACCACCGTTGGCGAAAGCTTGTACGCCCCCAGCGTCAAATGTGTTGCCGTTGGCGCTGAACAGACTGAACAGCCCTCCGCCGCCATTCATGGCCGCAGCCATGGGCCCGGTGATGCTTTGCTGAATCTGGATTCGGACAAGATCGCTGATGATGCTGCTGGCCAGGCTGGCAAAGTCAAGCTTGCCCGTGGTCACAAAGCTCACCAGCGCGTCTTCCATGCCTTTGAAGGCTTTGGTCGCCAGCGCGCTGGCGGACTGGTAGACGTTGCCCACGGTGCTCAGGTAATCAGCCATGCTGTCCTTTGCACCCAGTTGCCAACTGGCCTGCGCAGCGCTTTTTGCGGCCAGGTGGGCGTCCCAGTCCTTGAGGGATTGAGCCAGCAACTCGGGCTGGTCGGCAAACTGCTTTTCGCGCTGGGAAACCCCAGCGGCTTTGTCACGCCCAGCTTGGCCCAAGCCCATGCCAGAGACCTCGGCGCTTTGGGCTGCCTTGTAGGCCTGCACAGCCGTACGGGCTTTGTCGTACACGTCAATTTGCCTGAGCAGGGCCTGGAAGTCTTCTTCTTTGGCATGCGCTGCATCCTGGTCAGCACGGGCCTGATCGGCTGCCGCCTTGACCATGTAAGGCTGCTGGCTGAGCAACACGGCCTGCGCAGCGGCAAACTGCTCAGTGCCAAGTTTGGCTTTTTTCAGGCTGGCCCATTGCTCTTCAAAGTTGGCAGCCAGGCCGCTGTCTTTGGCCATCAAGTCGTTGTACAGGGCCAGGCCTTTGGCCGCTTCGCTGACCCCTTGTGCCGCCGCCTTTTTCACCCCAGCAAACGACGCCTGCACGGCATTGATGCGGGTGGCGTATTCGGTGGCGGTGATGCTGCCACGGGCCAGAAGTTCGCCGGCTGACTCAATGGCGGCGTTCAGGATGGCTTGGTTTTTTTGGTCTTTGGTGGCAAAGGCTTCGCCTGCTTTGGCGAATGAGGCTCGATCTGCAGCCAGCTTTTTGAAGGCGTTTTCTTTGCCCGTCAGGAGCGCCATTTCTTTGGCGTTGTACGAGTCGCTGGCGGTGCTGCTGGCAGCCTCCATCACTGATATTTCTTGACGAAGCCGAACTATGTCTGCAGCACGCTTGTCAAGCACTTGCTGCGATGCCGCCGTACCATACATGCCGCCACGGGTGCCCATGGTTTCCAACTCCTTCAGCGTGGCTTTCATGCTGGATAAAGAGTGTTTGTTAGCCTCTCCAGCGGTATACACCGCCCCGGCGACGGTAGCCAGGCCGATACCGAGTGCCATAAATGGATTTGCGGCCATGGCCAGCGTTAAACCACGAACAGCCAGGGTGACCTTGCCAATGTTGGCGGCCAATGCTGCCACACCCGCAAGGGTGACAGCCCCCGCCAGGCCACCGGTGATGACGGCAAATGCCGTCTGGTTGTTTTTGATGGTGCTGCCCACCGTATCAATACCACCCGACAGTGATTGCATGGCGCTGGCCAGGCTATGGGTGGCACCGGTGGCGGTGTCGGCATCGCCGGTAAATTTGACCGCGCTGTTGGTCAGCAGGGTGAACGCCTGGCCCACCGTCAAGGTGGCAGACTCCATTTCTTTGGCAAGCTGGGGGCCTGCTTTTTCCAGGGCCATGATCAGTTTCTGGCTGGTAATTTCGCCAGCCTGGCCCATCTCACGCAGCTTGCCGATCGGCACCCCCAAACCGTCGGCAATGGCCTTGGCCAGCCGTGGCGTTTGCTCCATGACACTGTTCAGCTCTTCGCCACGCAGCACCCCGCTAGACAAACCTTGCCCCAACTGCACCAGCGCCGCCTGCATAGAGCTTGCGCTACCACCGCCAATGGTCATCGCCTGACTGATGGACTGGGTGACCGCCAGCAATCGGTCTTGAGAAATACCAAGCTCGCGCCCGTTGCGGGCTACAGCCGCATATGTTGATCCCAGCTCAGTAAAGCTAACCCGCCCGCGCTGGGCAATGTCAAACAGCGCGTCGTAGGCCTTACCAGCCTCCGCTGCGCTGCCCGACGCCAAGTTAAGCGCAGTGCGCAGCGAGGTCACACTGTCAGCCATCTTGACCAGCGCCAGCGCCGTGCCAATGGTGGCCAGCGAACCCAGCGCACCCTTGAGCACATCAGCACCACCAGCGGCATTACGCGCGCCGGTGTTGAGCCCGCCCAGGCTCTTGTTCACCCCGTCGATCTCTTGGATGACAATCTTCCCGCCTTCTACCGATAGTTTCAGGTTGAGTTCATTCTTGGCCATGGTGCGCACCCGGGTTATTTGCTTTGTTGCTCACGCTGCCTGGCCCATTCGTCCAGCGCGGCAAACTCCATGGCTTGCAGGCAGGCGAATACTTGGGGGAATTTGCGCGGCTTGATGCGCTCCACCTCGCGCAGGTAGGCGCACAGACCGGCGTAGTCAAGGCCGTCGCGGCCATACACGCCCACGCGCCACAGCGTTTGGCAGCGGTGCCAGACAGACCACACGCCCACGTTTTCCGGCCAGAGAAAGAAGGTGTCGCTGCCCTCGGACGGTGCGTCTCCCTGTTCGGCCTGCAATCCAAGTGCTGCAAGGGCGCTGGTGTATTCATCTTCATCATCGTCCTTGTTGCGAGTGTCAAGCTGGCCGCTGGCCCATAGGCGGGTGGCCTGCGCTAGTTTTTTTCTTTACTGCCGCACTCGTGCTGGTAGGAGCGCCACACGCAGCCAACCATGCCGGGCTGCTTGAGCATGAAGTCAAACGCCTCGCGGCTGAAAGGTGCCGGCTCGTTGTTGTCCTGCAGCACCAGGGTCTGGCCGCACCAGTCGGTGATGTTGTCGAGCAGAAAATCCTTCAAGGTCTTCTCAGTATCGGCATCGATCTCTTCGGGCGTGCGGCGCATGGCGGTCAGGCTGAAGGCAAACAGCTTGTCCACCGACCCGTCGCGCAGGGTGAACTTGAGGGGCACTTGAACAATGTTGCCAATGGCAATCTTGAATGACATGGTGGCGGCTTTCAAAAAATGGTTACAGGGACACAATGCGAACTTCATCATTGCCGGCCACCGGCAGCGCGCGCAAATCAAAGCCGATCAGGCGCATGCCGTTGAAATCTTCTTTTTTCGGGTTGATCAGTTGCACGCTGGGCATGTGCAGCATGATCTTGTTGCCGGTGACGGTACCAATCACAAAACCCACGCCCTGCAGCGTGTTGGCCTTGACAGCGGCCATCTGCGTCACCTCTTGCGCGGCGCTCAGCTCCACGCTCAGTGAGCCGGTCACCTTGCGGTCGCCAAGCACCACCTGCTCGGTGGTCAGCATGGGCGCAAAGGCCACCTCGTTACCCCAGTCCAGCGTGAGGCCGGTGCTGTTGTAGCTGACGCCGCCGCTCAGCGCGCCGGCGGCGTAGGTGCAGCCGAGCAGGATGTCGGTCACATTGGCCTTGGTGATGGCCACCGGCACTTTCCAGCCGGTCAGTGTGGCGGTGGCGTTGGGCACGGCGCTCACGCCCGAGTCGATGCCGGTAAAGTCAAAAGTGAGCTTGGGAGCCCCGCCCGACTTGGCCGACAGCTTCACGTTGCCAAAGCAGCCGGTCAGCTTGTGCAGCAGGCCGTCGTCGTACCAGTAAATGGTCGCAGTCTTGAGCGCATCGGTGGCGGGCAAGTACTCCACGCGGTTGGGTGTCAGCAGGCCGGTGGTCTCGGCGCTGGCGCAGGCCAGCATCAGGGCACTCCAGGCCGGGGCCGTGGCCGCTGTGCCGGCACCCGCCAGCAGCACCGAGAAAGAACATTTGACCGAGGCGGTACCCACCAGGCTGGGTGAGTTGCCGAACCAGGGGGTGTTGATGCCGGTATCAATGTTGCTGGCGTCCAGCGGGGTGATGGACAAGTCCATCGCCTGGATGGCGTTGGCCGCACCGGTGGGCACGGCGTCGGTGCCGCTGGTGGTTTCGATCTTGACGAGGATGACTGTTTTTTTGATGAAGCGGGCCATGGTTTATTCCTGAAGTGGGTCGGTGGTTCGCAACGCGCCGGTGTCACCGGGTTGCAACGGCTAGTCTGGCGTGTTGGGCAGCCAGTGCGGGGCGGTGTCGCTCCAACGCCAGCTGCCGCCGCCGGGCACAGGGGTGTTTTCCGGGGTGGGTACATCAACGGCAACTGGGGTGTTGGGTTGCACAGCGGGCGCCGTGTCCACCACAGCCGTCACGCTGGAGGCTTGTGCGCCGTCAGTATTTTTTTTAGTTACACGTGCCATTTCATTTTCTCCAATAGCTTTTAAATTGGTATTCGTCAGACCACCACATGCAGCCGTCGCCTTCAAACTGCACCAGCTTGCCACCCAAAAAAATGACCGGCTCGCCAGTCGCTTCATCCGGCACCCAGCCAATCAGCGCGGTTTTCACCTGGTTGCGCACCACACTCAAATCCAGCACAGCCGGTGCGCCCGTGGTGGCCAGTGTTTCCACCACAAAAATGACACCAAACACACGCGACTCCAGGTGTTCCGTGGTGCTGACAAAAGGCATTTGCTCAACCAGCTCACCCAAGGGGATCACATAAGCGGCCGGGGCCACCAGGTTGGCGCGCATGGCGGCGTCAAGCCCGGCAGCCGCCTCAATCTCCCTGAGCCCGGTGACCTCGGCTTGCAAACGCGCCACAAAGAGTGCGATGTCCATCTGGCTCCCAATCAGCGAAAGCTGCTCATCTGGTCGCGCCCAAACACCGTGGCTGCGCCGGTAAAGCGCACGTCGGTGTTGCTGCTGGCCGTGCTGCTGCTGGCCGGGTCGCCCGCGCCCAAGCTGTATTTGCCCATGGCCAACAGGCCCAGCATCTTGAGTGCGTCACGGTAGTCACGGGCCACCGGGTCTTTGGTCTCGTCTGTGATGCGGCTTTTGTTGAGCAAATAGCGCGTAATGGCCCGCGCCCAAGCAGCCAGCACACTCTTGCCCGTGCTGGTGGCTGGCAGGTCCAGTGGTAGCGCGTAGCCACGCTGCACCAGGTAGCCATCAATCACACCGCCCGCCTCGGCCACCGCGTCATTGATGCGCGCCAAAGCCGCATCGGCCGCCGTGGTCTGCTCAAGCGTCCAGGCGGCGCGGCTGGTGCCACGCAAGGTGGCGTCCATCAAGGCGTAGTCACTCACCACCTGATGCTCTGCGCTGGCAAGCTGCGCGAGCTCCCGGGCGCCAGGGCGCTCGGCCAGCTCTGCGGGGGTGATGTAGGCCATGCTTGGGGCGCGCTGTTAGGCCGTGGCCGCGCCAGGCAGATCCACCAAAAAGGTGACCAACATGGGCTCGGTAACGAGCAGGTTGTACTGCTCTTCGGTGATGTCGGCCAGCGCAAGCACCGTCTCACCGTCGGGGAATGCGTACCCGGCGCGGCGAAAGCCGGCGCGCTTGGGCACCACCTTGAGGCCTTGCGGCTTGTCGCCGCTGGGCTTGGCCGCTGCCTTCGCTGTCGCGAGTGCGGGTGCCGGGGTTGCCTTTTTGAAAGCTGTTGCCATGAACATTGCTCCTGATTAAAAAATTGAGGGGGTAGCTGTCAGATCAGCCAGGGGCAGACCACAACTTTCGACGTGCCACGCATCACGTTGGTGGCACCGTTGGCCAGGCGATCTGCCTGGATGACTTCAAGCGCCGCCTTTTCCAGGCTGGGCGGTACCCACAGCTCGGCACTGCGAATCACCAGCGGCTTGCCGTTGTCGCCCACAATGCTTTGGTGTGCAGCACGGGCAGCAGCAAAGGCGGTGGCATCCAGCGTCTCTTTGCTGGCATAGGCCATTTGCCACAGGCCAAAGCCCACGTTGCCCCGGCCATCGGCGCCCCAAACAAACTTGTTCTGGGAAAACACGTTGTCGTCGGTCAGGCTGGTTTTGGCGGTGATGGCGTATTCGCGCCGCTTTTGGTAGATCACCGGCTTGAGCACCTTGGTGGTGTCCAGCAAAAACCACGCGGTGCCACTGCCCCCCTGGAAATTGCTCACACTGCTCTGGTTGCCAGGCGCACCCACCGGGTGGTCGGTGTCAAAGAAGTACTGCCCGTCGTAGCAGGGTGTGGTGAAACCCGCTTTGAGCAAGCCAAACACCAGCTCGTCAGGGTGCAGCGCCGCGTCCTGGCCAATCTGCTGCGCCACGGGGGAATACACGCCAAATTGATCGTCTTCGATTTCTTCGCGCAACACCTCAATGGTGTCTTCCCAGGTCTTGTTCTTGATGGCGTAGTCATGCGCCACCAGGTTCTGATGCTGGCGTTCGCCGATCCACTCGCGAAACTTGGTAATGCGGCCCAGCCAGCCATACTTTTGCTCAGACGTGTTGCTGGGCACCAAAGAGGCGCACTGGCTCCACATGGGGGCGGCGTTGGTCAGCCCGGCCTTAAACGCCGCGCTGAAACCCTGGTTGAGGATGGCCAGGTTAGATTGATTGATGATCACGGAAAGGCTCCTTTGAGTTGAGGGGTTGGTGGGCGTCAGGCGAAGTTGACCCAGACGCCATTGGCGTCCACATCGAACACCTTGCCAGCCACGCTGCGCGTGTTGGTGCCATTGGTCTTGGCCACGGTCTGGTCATCCACGATGTAGCAATCAGCACCGATATCTGTCAGCGCAATAGCATCGGCAGCAGCGCTGTTGGCAAACACATGCGTGCCTTTGCGCAGCCGCACCCGGATGTCACCTGCAGCACCGGCTGAGTTGTCGGCGCGGTGCTCGGCAACGCCAGCCGCCTTGAGCGTGGTGGCCGTGGCACCGGGCACAGCGTAGCCTGCGGCATTGATGGCCACAATGCTGCCGGCGTAAATCTTTGTGGCGCCCGCCACCGGTGGCTCCAGCTGTTGGCCGTCGCGGCGCAAGGTGTTGCGGTCTTGGGTAAGTGCTGTCATGTGAGTGCTCCGTAAAGTGGGTTGGGGTTGGGTCAGGCAGCAGCCTGCGCGCTGGCAAACTGCTCGGCAGTCAGGCCCATGGCCGAACACACGGCCAACTGCTCTGGTGTGAGCTGGCCAGCAGCGGCCGTGCCGGTGCGTGCCGGCGGCAGTCCATTGGTCTGGGTACCGGCCAGCGCGGCAATGGGTTGTGCGGTGGCCAGGTAGGCCGTCAGCGCGGCCATGTTGGTTTTGCCCAGGTCGCGCGCCCACACCTCTTGCGCGGGCAACAAGCGGCCATCTGCCAGGGCACTGCCCACAGCGGCATCAATCTCACCCTGCACCTGGCGCGACGACAACACGGCCAGGCTGGCGCGCAGCTCGTCAACCACGTTGATGGGCACAAACTTGGCCGGGTCTGGCGCAGCAGCGGTGCGCAAACTGGTGCAAGCGGCCATGACCGCCTCACCAGTGGCGTCGGCCGGCAAAGCCAGCGCCTGGCGGGCGGCCGTGGCCTGCGCTTGCAGCGCGGGAATAGAGCCGACTGCAGTGAGAGCAGCGCAGGCGGCGGTTTCGGTCGTGGTGTCTGGCAGGCCGAGGGCGGCCAGCAAAGCTTTAAGCAAAGGATTCAAGTTGGGCTCCTGGTGGGTGGTGGGGATCAAAAAAGCGGCCGTTGCAGCGGCGCGCAGGGTGAGCGGGTCCATGCCGTGCAAGGCAGGCGTGTTGGTCAGTGCAGCCATGTGAATGGCCAACACGGTACCGGTGTCTTTGGCGTACTCAAACACCGGGCTGATGTACAGGTACTCTTTGGCATCAATAAAGCCCTTGGCACGCGCTGTGAGCTCGGTCACGGCGTACAGGCCCTTGCCGTCGATCCAGCGCAAGTCGCGCATCCAGCCAGCGGCCGGGGCGGGCTGGCCGTTCTTTTCCTTGTTGAGGGTCTGGTGCTCGTAGTCGATCACCGGGGGCTGGATGAGCGCGCGGAAACGGGCAATCACCGCCTGGGCGCTGGCTGCATCAATGCGCCATGCGGGGGAGTCAAGCACCCGGCCGTCACTGGGCAAAAACTCACCCGCCGGGGTGAGCTGCAGCAGCACCAGGCCACCGTCAAGCTCGGTGGCGCCAGCCAGCGTGTAGGTGCAGGCTGCAACCGCAACGGCTGCGGCTACTGATGCCAGTGTGATGGGGGTTTTGAGTGCCATGCCGCAATGATCTGCGGTGGCGGGGGCGGCGTAATTGGAACGAGGGCAGAACTTGCACCGGATAAACGCCGGGGGCTGCCAAGTTAAAACAAATCAGGCCGCACTGGGCGGATCAAACAAGCCGCCCTGGTTGCCCGCGCGGATGCGCTTGGTCACACGGTCAATCATCTTGCGCAGGCCGCGCTCACTGATATCGTAACGCTGCGCCAACGCGGCCAGATTGTGCCCGTGGTGCGCCTGGTAAATCTCGGCCTCCAGGCGCGACAGCTTGCGCCGGTATTCCTTGGGGAAGGTGATGTTTTGCCCGCCCCAGTGGTCGGCCAGGCGGTCAGCCAGGTCACTGGCAATCAACGCCGCCTCGTTGCCGCCCACACCATACTCGCCCAGCTGGCGCTGCACCAACGCCATCAGGTCGGCATACAGCTCGTGGCGGCGTTCGGCCATGCGGCCATCATTGGGGTCATTCAAGGCCATAGCGTCGCCCTCCTAAACGTTCATGCCATTGCGCTGGCACCACTGCTTCAGCGCCTCGATCACGCCGTTGACCTGGTAGGTGTTCAAAAAGCGCCAGTGTTCCAACTTGGTCTGGCGCTTGATGTAGGCCTGCAGCGCGGCGTCGGTGTCGGTGTGCACCACGCCCTCAACAGCCAGGGCGTGCCACAGGGCGCGCGCCTTGCCCCAGCGTTCGTCCTGGTCGTCCTGGGCGCTGCGCTGCACATAGGGGCGTTTGGCCGGGCGCGGCGCAATCAGCCCGGCGCGCTCCTGCAGGCCGCTCAGGTGCGCCAGGTACTTGGCGCGCTGCGCCGCGCTCATGGTGGCACTGCTGGCCTGGCCGGTGACTGCCAGCTTGAGCGCGCTGGCGTCCTCAGCGCTCAGGCCCAGCGCCTTTTGCGCGCAGTGGATCGCGGCCAGATGAGATTGACGCGGGGCGGTGGTCATCAGAACAAACTTTCGGTTTGGGTGTCGCGTTCGGCTTCGGCCACATCCAGGCCACGCCCAACGAAGTGATTGACCAGCATGTTCAGATCGTCCTGGTCGTCCGTGTCGTGGACCTCGTCGTCGTACACCCGGATGCGCTCCAGATGCTCCGGATGAATGATGGCGCCCAACTGCCCTATGGGCGGCACTGGTTGCGGCACGGTGGATAGATATGTTTCGCAATACGGATACGGCTCTTCGCCAGCAATAGCATCGCTGGCGGCTATGAGCCGGTCAAAGGACTCCGAGCCGGGGCCTATCAGGTAAGCCAGCCTCGGGTCTTCCTTGATGCGACGGAGCAGCCAGGTCACTGCTTTGGAGGCCAGGTCGAGTTTTTGCTGATCGGTCATCATGAGCTTTTGCCCTTCATGCGCACGGTTATTTGATGGGTGTTGTGTTGGGCTCATGCCAGCATCCTCCATGGCTCAAGCGCAACAAAGACGCCATAGGTCTCTAGAGCAAGCAGGCCGTCACGACTCGGGTGTGGGTCAAAGGCCATCTCGCAGTCCAGCCCGACACAGGCATGCAGGACATCCGCAAATCGAGGACTCGGGCCGGCGACCTCGTGATGAAGCCCCTGGATTCCGTAGTCAGCCAAGGACTGCTTAAATTCCGGGTTGAACTGGATATAGGCCAAGCCGTAGGGGCGCAACCAGACGTTGAGGTCTTTAGCCCAAGTCTCATTGTTGGCGAACAGCGGCACCAACTCGATCGGCAGGTGCAGCAGGGATGCCAGCACGGCAGACAGGCAGTTGCCGATCACGCCGTTGTCCGGGTCGTGAAGGGCTGTTTGGGTGGTCGGGATCATGACGTTCCGCCTTCAACGCGATTTGTGAAAACCACGCCAGCCGATTCTTTCTTGCCATTCCCCTTGGCGCACCAATCTACCCATGCGACCAACGCATCAACCTGGGCTTTTCCGGTCTCGGCCTCCGGCACGCCAGGCACCAGCAGCTTGCCTTCGCTCTTGCCCTGGCCATGCCGCGCCAACACGTCCACAAGTTGGCGCAGTGGCACGTCCATACCGGCGGCGAACCCAATCGCACCTTCGGGCACCTCGCGGCCGAACTCGATCAGGCCGGACTGCCAGGCCCAGGCATGCACCGGCTCGGCGTACAACTTCCAGTGCGTGCAGGTGTGGTCGCCCCGAACCGGCACCTGCGATACGGTGACCAGTGACGCACCGTATAACTTCTCGCCCAGGCGCTGGGCCGCTTGCCTGTCACCCGTGGTGCAGCTGGCACGCATGCCCTGCACGGTGTTGGTCTGGTAGGTGCCACACACTGACTTGACCGTGATGTTGGTGGTTTGGACTTGCGTGCTCATTTGTCGCCCCGATTCGTGTACTGAAAACTGTGGGAGTCACAGACGGTTTCCATCCGAACTTTGAATTTGTGGGTGCGGCAGCGCAGGTTGACTCTGTGCAGGGTCAGTTCGCCGCGCAAAAACGAAGTAACAGCAATTGCGGACATCGCGTAAATTTTTGGCTCAGGCGGGACGGCCTTTTTGAATCCTACGGACTCGTGCAGGTTGGCCAAGTTGATTTGGGCCGTGCTGGTCATATCGCCGCCACGTCAAGATTGATCGGCAAGTACTCACCCGTGGCATCAGAGCGCTTGTAGAACCGGATGTAGGGCTTGGTACTGGCAGTCTGCATGCTGTCGGCGATCGCCTGCATGGCGGCCTGCCACTTGGCGTCCTGGATGTCCAGGCGGCGCAGGCTCAAGACGCGGCCGGTGTTGATCTTGCCTTCCTTGTCGGTCTGGAAAGCGTGGTTGACCAGGGCCTTGATGTTGTCATTGGCGCCCTGCGCCCAAATGTGCACGCATTCGTCGATCAGCGCCTTGGCGGCCATGAGCTGCTCGCCAAACACGATCTTGTCCTGCATCTGGCGCACCAGCTTGTACACGCCGTCGTAGCTGATCAGCGTGACGTTGCCTTTTTCGCCGCCGGTGCGCACGCCGTACTGGTCCAGGCTCATGGCGACAAAGGCGGCGACTTCGGTCATGGCGGCCAGCTTGAAGGCGCGCAGCGCCGCGCTCTCGGTCTCGGCCATGCGACACAGGTCGTACACCATCTGGTTGCGCACCTGGTCGATCTGCTTGACCTTGGCCTCGGGCACCAGGTTGCCATTGGCGTCCAGCCAGTAGCCGGGCGTGGTGCTGCGGCTGTAGCTGGGGGGGGTGGTTTGTTGTGTCATGGTTATTCCAGGTTAAAAATCAAGGGATATGGATTGCCGCGCTACGCTCGCAATGACGGGTCAGCAGCGGTCGCCATGGCTGGCGTAGCGCTGGTAGTCCAGGGCGCCGGGGCGCAGCACCGTGGCGGGTGGCGGCGTAAATTCCGGGGCGGCCATCACGTCGTACTGGTTGGGCAGGGCCTTGCTTACCAGGTAAGAGTCGGCGGGGTCGATGGGGTCATGGATTGCCGCGCTTCGCTCGCAATGACGGCTGGCCGCCAGGGCGGTGCCGGGCTGGGGTTTGAATGCCAGGTGGCCCAGCGTGTAGACCGCCTTCTTGCCCATGCCGGTGCGCTGCAGCTGGTCGGTGTAGCACAGGTATTGCAGCTTTTTACTGAAGCGCGTGTGGGCAGCAGTGGTGTTGCGCTCCAGGTTGCCAAACTGGTCGAACAGCAGGGTGTAGCAGGCCTGGCCGTATTGCTTGATCAGCTTGAGCAGCGCCAGGTTGACATCGCTTTGCTGGTGGCAGGTTTTCTCGATCTCTTTCATGGGGCTTTGACTCCAAGGTTTTTGAGGCTGGCAATTTGCTGGCGTATGGCCTCGGGCATGGCGGCTGGCTGGGCCGCGCCCTGCCCGGCCACGGGCACGCTCACCGGGTGGCGCTTGGCGGCCTCGGTGCGCACCTCGGCCACGGCTTCCACCTTGTCGGCCAGGCTGGTCAAGATGGCGTACAGGTAGCCGTGGCCTTTCATGGGCAGCTCCAGGCGGCCGGCGTCACGCGCCTGCAGCATCTGGTCGATGCCCTGCGCCCACACGCTCAGCGGCACCGCCCAGTCGCGGCCCCGGTGGGTGATGGCGCCGCGCTCCAGGTCGGGCAGCAGCTGCAGGATGATGCGCACCTGTTTGCGCTGGGTCAGGCTGGTCTTGGGCGGGGCAAACAGCCGGGTGTACTGCAGCAGCGGCCCGCCCAGGGGCAGCGCCACGGCAATGAGCCGGGCCACGGCGGCGCGGTTGTCGGCGTCGACAAACAGGTGGTCCAGCGCCAGGCCGGCGCCGCACACGGGGCAACTGAGGTCGAGCGTCATCCTGGCAACCCCACGGTCAGCCAGGCGGGCCAGGGCAAGTACCCGGCCAAAAAGCCGCCCAGCACACTGCCCAACACGGCCACCAGCAACACCAGCAGCAGCACTTTCAGGCCCTCACCGGTGGTCAGCGGGTAGGCGTCAGACTCACCCAGGCCGTTCCACTGGCTGTCTTTGGCGCCCTGGATCACGCCAGGCGCAAACGGGTAGCGCGGCCAGGGGTAGAGTTCGCCATCTGCGGGCTCGGGACTGCAAGGCAGCTCGCACTCAAAGGCGTCGCAGTCCGGGCAGTCAATGCGCTGGCACACGGCCAGGTCTTTACAAGCTCGGCTCATGCGGCAATCCTCCGGGCGCTGATGCGCTTGGCATCGGGGTAAGTGGTCATGGTCTGGATCACGGCGTCAAAGCCGTCGGCATACAGGCCGCAAAAGAGGCAACGCGAGCCGTCGGGCTGAGTCACCATGAGGCGGTAGGTTTTCATGTGCTCAGCACCCCTTCACCACCTGGGCGTCCACCTGCGGCCAGTGGGCGGCGGCGGCAGCGTTCATGGCGCGGCACACCAGGTTGTTCACCACCAGCGGGTAACACAGGCTGCGCGCATCGGCCGGGCGGCCACCGCGTGGCGTGTGGATGAGGCGGGCGCGCATGGCGTCAAAGGCGTCCGGCGCAAACACGTCAGAGAGCTTGAGGTCGAAGCGGGCAAACTTGTGCTGCAGGTAGGCTTCAAGCTCGCCGTCCAGCGGGTCCAGCGCCACAATCTCGCAGCGCTGCGCCACCTCGCGCACCTCGGCGTTCTGGCTACCCAGGCGCTCGCGCAGCTCGGGCTGGCCAATCAGGGCCACACCAATCAGACGCTGCATGCCGTCTTTCAACTCCAGAAAGCGCTTGAGGTGCTTGAGCGTGGCCAGCGGCAGGCAATGGGCCTCTTCGATCAACAGCAGGTGGCGTCGGCCGGCGCGGCGGCTGGCCTTGAGCAAGTCATGCACCTGCTGAAAACGCGCCTGCGGGCTGCTGCGCAGGCTGATATGGGGGTCGAGCGCAAAGGCAATGGCCTCGGCAATGGCGCCGCTTTTAAGGGTTTTGCCCTTTTGGTCGTTGGCCTCCATGGCCAGCACATAGGGGCGCACCACCAGCACCTCGCGCTTGTCGGCCTTGATGCGCTCCTCCAGGTCTTCGGCCAGCGTGCTCTTGCCCGCGCCGCTCTCACCCACCACCGCCACAAAGCCGTGGTGCTGGGCGCAGTCGAGCAGCGCGGCGCGCACATAACGCACGCTGGGCGTCTGAAAAACATCGTCGGGGCTCTGCACGTCGTCCACAAACGGGTTGCGCGGCAGCTTGAAGTGCTGGCGTGCCTCGGGGTTGAGGGCTTGGTTTTGCAATAACATCGGATCTTCCTTTTCTTCGGTTACGGTTGGGGTTGAGGAAACGGCCTCAGGGGTGTTCGATATCCCTGAGGCCAACTTTTTGGCGAATTTGTATTTGCCACGGGCGAGCAGGCTGACTGTGGATCTGTTCAGGCCTAGTTCTTTGGCGATCTGGGTGGGTGTGCGCCCGTCTGCGGTGAGTTTCAAGACCTCAAACTCGGTTGTTGGCGTAATGCCGTTTGAGGCCTCCGCAACGCTTTTGAGTACGCAGGTATGCCCTTGGGCTTCTCCATGCGTTAACGGCCCCATAACGCGCCCTCTTGCGGTACCAATTGCCAGCCTCTCCCAATTGCGGTCCCACATATGCGCACAGGCCGTCAATTTGCTTTTGGTGGCATGGCGGCAGGCCAGCGGCGACACCGCGAGAGCTGACAACAGGTGCGCCACGCTGGATGCTGCAAGCAACTGTGTTTTGCGGCCTTGAAAGTCCTTTGCAATGTGTGGCTGCCAACCCCTTTGGCTGCAAATGACAAGCATCCGTGCCTCCCATGTCAGCCACTTCATCCGTAGCGCCTCAAACAAGGAACGCAAATCAACCAACGGTTCAGCGCCCGGCGGGCAGGTGTAGCGCACCGTTCCCGTGAGGCCATCAATGGCCATTGGCATGTAGCTGTGGTTTGTTTGGCTCATGCTTCACCCCGATTCATTTGGTGGGCCACCTCAGCCGCTGCGCGGGCTGCGGTGATCTGGTTGCGCATGCTGGTGTTGAGCATGGTGAGCAGGACGCCCAGCGCGGGGCGGTCTACGTGGGCCAGGTCTTCTCTGCAATTGGCCTTTTGCGGGGTGATCAATTGCTCGATGGCCTCAAAGGCGAGAAAGTGATCAGACAGGTGGTCGAGCGCGTCAACAACGTCAGTGACGGCAATAGCCGGGGTCGAGGGATTACGTGCCATGAATGGCCTCCAAGGGGTGCGGTTTGCAAAAACCACCTCCTTAGACGCCAATCCGGGGAGGTAGCTCGAACAGGGTTGGCGTACCGTGCACCCCTTGCGGGAAACGGCGGCCTTACGGCCCCCCATCCGAGCCACCAAAACTGGGGGCACAGACAACGAAGCCGCAGTGACTGCGGGAGTCCTACGGCTTTCGTCGTAGGGGTGCAACGGGACGCCAATCCCGACTGCGCTTTTTTTGCACAGCGAGCGAATCATACCGCACCCCCGTTCACCACACGCAAGCTCTTGCGCACCGTCAGGCGGTCAAACAGGGCGGGCAGTTCATCCTCGGGCACGCCCTCAACGTACAGGCTTTTCAGCGTGGTGATGAGTTCGCCATTCAAAGGCAGGCCCAGCTTGGCCAGCGCCTGGGCGGCTTCGAACTGGCTCAAGGTGCGCACCGGTACCGGTGTGCTGCTGGTGGTGACAGCGGGCACCAGGTCATTGCCACGGCGCGGCATAAAGCTGCGCTCGGGCGCCTGCGCAATCACCTTGTAGGGGTCGATGCGGCTGCCCAGCGGGATGGCACCGGCGCGGCGCTTGGCCTCGGCCTCTTCATCGGTGGCGGCGTCATAGGCAAAGCGCTGCACCTCTTTGCGGTTGGTGTCCAGCAGCGTGTCGGCCGGGCGGGCGAAGTCTTCGCCGATGACGTTGGCGCGCTCCAGGAAGCCGGCATCGTCTTTTTCCAGCAGCGGTATGCTGTGCAGCACCTCGTGCCCGTCGGCGTCTTTCAGCAGCACCTGGGCGGCGTTGGCCACGTAGGGGTTGACGGTGATCTGCAGCTTCTCGCCCACCATCACGCCCGGCACGGTTTTGACGCAATAGGTGCCGCTCTTGAATGACACGGTCAGGTTGTCATTGACCTTGCGGGTTTCCACCTTTTCGCTCAGCAGCTCAAAGCACACCGGGGCCGGTGGCGCAATGCGCAACTGCTCGGGGGCAATGGTGAGCCACTGCTCAAAACGGGTTTTGCCGTGGCGCGTGTGCACCTTGTTGCCGTTGAACCAGCAGGCCCAGCGCTGGGCGCAGGAGTTCAGCTCGGCCAGGTCGGCCACTGGCTGCAGGCGCAGGCTGCTCTCAAAGCTGCGCTCAATGATGTCGCGGGCCTTTTCCACCTGGCCGGTGGCGCGGGCGTTGCCGGGGGCGTGGGCGATCAACTGCACCTGCAGGCGGCGCGCCAGGTTGCCAAAAAGGCCGCTGGTGTTGGCGCTGCCCATGTCCATCATCAGAATAAATGGCACGCCGTGCAGCGGGTCGTTGGGGCGTTTCTGGATGGCGGCAATAAAGCTTTCGGCCAGATTGGTGCCGCTTTCGGCGCCCATCACATAGTGCACAAAGATGGCGCCACTGTTGTGGTCGGTCACCTCATAGCTCCACACCCGGTCGGCTTCGATGCGCTTGAGGTTGGCGGGCTTGTTTTTGTAAAACTGGTCGCGCGCCATCACCTGCAGGCCGGCCTCTTTGGCGCTGCTGGGGGTCAGGTAATACAGCACGCAAATGCTGGCGTCGATCTGCCACACATGGTTGGGGTGCAGGCTTTTGAGCTCCACCGCCGGGGTGGGCCGGTTGAGCTGGTCGGGGTGCATGCCGTAGGCGCGCAGCGCGCGGGCAATGGCACTGTCGCTCAGGCGGGTGAGCTCGCCGGTTGCGTCGTCCAGCACAAAGGGTTTGATCTCGCCATTGGCCAGCAGCATGTCGACGGCCTGGCCAATGCTCATGAGGCGCTTGCCGGTTTTGCGGGCGCTGGTGGTGAGCAGGGCACTGATGGCGCGGGCGTCGTCGCGGCACAGCTCCACGGCGCCGGCGTCACAGCGTTGTTTGCGGGTGGGTTTCACGGTGACTTGTTCCAGGTAACGGTGGACGGTGGGCAGGCTGACCCCCAGCTCGGCACAGGCCGCTGCGTACAGCGCCTGCTTGCTGCCGCGTGGCGCGCTGGCAATGGCTTGCGCCAGCTGCACCAGGCGCGCGACGGTGGCGGGGTTCAGGGCCATGGTGTTGGTATGGCTTAGTGGCTCACAGGGGCCCATTGCGCCACCTCGGCGGCAAGCTCCTGGTCTCGGGCGTTGCTGATGTCGGGCAAATTGAATTCATCGCGCAGCGCGGCCAGCTCGGCCTGCACCTGGCCCAGCAGCCCGGCCATGAACAGGCTGTGGTCGGCGCTGCCGTCGCCATGGTTCTTGAGGGCAATGAAGGCCTGGCGCAGCTGGCCCTGAATGCAGCCCAGCGCATCGTTGGTGAAGGCGGTGGTTTCTTTCTGCAGCTCCAGCAGCACGGTGTCGGGCGTGGCCTTGGCAATGTGGCGGCTCAGTTTGTCGATCTGCTTGTTTTTGCTTTCCAGCAGCTTTTCTGTGGCTTCTTTTTCTGCCTTGGCCTCACGCACCGCCTTGCGCAATTCCTTGACCGACATGGTGGCCACGTCGTCGAGGGCGAGTTCGCCGGTCTGGCCGGTGAGTTCGAGTTCTTCCATTTGATCGTCATCCAGGACCAGCATTTCAAAAAGCTTGGTCTGGGAGTTGATCGCCTTTAAAACGGTCGTTGACGACCGATTTGAAAACTTGGCCGCTGCGTGCATGAACTTGCGGGCGACCCCATCATCAATATTCAGCACATCCAGCCGGGCCATAAAGCTGCCATGGACACAAGCCTCTTTCAGCACACGCAAGCCCTTGCCCACTTCCAGGCAAGCTTCCACGCTGCGGCGCATGTTGGCGCTGATGTCGCGCTGGATCAGGTCGGGGTCGGTGCAGTCGGCGGGCAGTGCATAGCCCATTTGCAGGGCCACGGCGCGCACGGCGCTGTCTTGTTGGGCGGTGATGAGTGCCAGACTGGTGAGGGCGCTGCGCTCCTGGTCAAGCACGACCTGGTTCATGGGGATATCAATGACTTGAGCGGCGGGGGTAGGTTTGTTGGCCATGGGGCTTGTCTTTCTGTGGGTTGAGGGGTTAGTTGATGGGTACGGCGTAGCGCTTGCCTACTTCGTCAAGCTTCTTGACGGCGGTGCTGTACTGGGTGCTGACAGAAAAAGCAATGCGCACCAGCGGCACGCCCAACCGCCAACGGTTGGTGCCGTCCACGCGCTCGACAAAGCCGGTCTCGGCGGCAATGGCGGGCAGGTTGACGCTGACCCACGGTGCGCCCACGTTCAGCCCCTTGGCGATCTCGCCCGGGGCCAGGCCCAGCAGCTCGTGCCCGGCCAGCAGGCGAAACAGCTCGCAGGTTTTGCGGATGGCGTCATTGAGTTTGGGCGCTGCGGCTTCAGTGGCCATGGCTGTCGCCCTCCGGCTGCGGTGTGCATGCCCCCGCGTGGTGGCGGGCGCGTTCCAGGTACAGCAGCTCGCACTGCAGGGCGCGCACCAGGTGCTCGGCCATGCGGTCAGCCATCCAGCCTGGAGGCATGTCAATCTGGCCGTAACTGGTGCCAATGGTGAAGCCCCGGGCTTTCATGTCGGGCACCTGCTTGTCCAGGGCGTAGTGAATGTCTTGTTGGTTCATGCGCAGAAGTCCAGTTCAGGGTTGCTGTGCTGGCCCACGTTGGCGTGGTGCCAGGCCACTTGCTGCAGGTGGCTGGTGAGTGCGGCCAGGGTCGCGGCCGCGTCGGCCTTGCCAGGCGCGGCATAAAAGTCGGACAGCAACTGCAGGGCGGCGCCAAAGCAGCTGTTGAGCTCCACCATGTCGGTCTGCGTGGCGGTGCGACCGGTGGGCATGTCAATGGCCAGCTTGCCCGCGCTGGCGGCCAGCCAGCAGCTGGCAAAGTGGCAACCGCAGGCGTGTTCAAACGCCGGGATCAGGATGGCGGGCAAGCGCCCCGTGGCCAACCACTTGTACAGGCTGTCATGGCTGACACCCATGCGGTCGGCAATGCGCTCGATAGACAGGTTTGATTTCTCTTGGGCGTATTCCTTGCACAGGCGCAAGGCATCGACCAGGCTGTTCGGGTGCACCCGTTTCCAGTTGCGGCGGATCATTGGAAGGCCCTCGTCGTGGGGTTGAAAGCGGCTGCGAAACAAATGGCCGGGCTGGAAATGCGTTTTTGGGGTTTTTGGGCGCACAGTGTGGGCATCGCAACCAACACAACTGGAGACGACATGAGGCACAACGAAGACATCACAGAGGACCTCCAAGGTCAGATTGAGGGCCTGGCGCAGAGCCTGCTGGTTTTTGGTGCAGCGCTTGAGCACAAAGGGCTAGTTGACGCGCAATATCTGCAAGCGATGCTGCGGCGGCGCACAGATACGCTGCCAGCTGATCTGTATGGACTGGCACCTGCGCAACGTCTGATGACGCATCTGGCGGAAGAATTGCAGAAGGTCTTTTTACAAGCGCAGGATCAAAAGAGATCGGGCGAAAAGGGGCCATCAAGCCAGCCGCAAGGTACTGGGCATCATGGTCGCTAAGCGTTGCGTCAGTGGGCACGTAGTCGCCGCCAATGATGGGTGCGTCTGTCCTGAAGCCCGCCTCGTCGTATTGCGGGGCCTTCATGCGGCAGCCCTCGCTTGCGGAGCATTGCTGGCCTGGCGGGCCGGGGCGGGTTTGAACTTGGCCACGTCCACCACCACGCCTTCTTTGCGGCCAAGGGCCACGGCGCAGCGGTGGGTTTCGCCGCGCAGGCCCTTGCGGGCGCCGCGCAACAAGTCCACCACGGTCATGCGGTGGAAACCATTGGCCCGGGCCCATTCGCTGAGCGTGATGCCAGCCGCCTTGAAGTCGGCCTGCACTTGCTCAATTGATTTGGGCAGAAAGACTATATGCCCGTCAATTTGAAGTTTGTAATGCGGCTTCAT